ACTTGATGATTGAAGTTAAGAAAGATTTAAAGAAAAGAAAACAAAAGGTAAGTTTATGGACAAAGATAAAGAGGTATATTAATGTATAATGATGAAGATTTTAACCACGCTGATAGACCTTATCAAAAATTAGATGACAAGATCAAAGAATTAAATAGTACCAGAGTATATAAGAAGATCACACCAAAGAGTGGTTTATCATGGTATGTTAAATGGGTATCAGTGGTTTTTGTTGTCATGGGTTGGATGCTACACGCAATCAATTTATTTCCATACAATATCGCATTATCAATGGTTGGTGTTGCTGGTTGGTTATGGGTAGGTATGTTATGGCATGATAGAGCATTGATTGTATTAAACAGTATTGGTGTTGTATTACTTGGTTTAGGATTATTAAAACACATGGTAGGTTTATAATGCCATTTGGATTAACAACAGCTAGAAACAAGAGAGAAGAATGGGTTTTAAAGAAGATAGAATACTATAAGGTTACAGAATATACAGGTATGTCTAATTGGAAAAGATACTACTTTGATTCATACAAAGACGCTGTGAATGCCTTTAAGAAACTAAAACAAAAGAAAAGAAAGATTTTAATATATGCTTGTAGAGACGATAGTCTAGGTGAAATATCCACAGGTATCAATGATAGGTTTATAAATGAGTAATCAAAGACCAGCAAAGATAGAAAAGAAATTAGATAGAAATGGAGACATGCAAGTCTTCAAATTCTTTAAGACAGCGGCAAAGTTATTAAATGACGAAGGCAAAGAAGATGAGGCCTTTTACATGGAACAAATGGTTGACTGGTTAAGAAGTGGTAAACCCTTGCCTAATAGTGAGGAACTAGTAACAAAGGCTTTGGGTCTATAATGCCGTATTTTAGGGGGGTATGTAGTATCGAATCGTGTACGAAATGCCAATATATGGGTCGCTCAGCGGCACAAAACCTAGTAAAATCAACGATTATTAGGGGGTTGACATTTAAATCAATTCCTGATACAATAAAGACTTATTAACACTAACAAAGGACAAATATATATGAGTTACTTATACACTAAAGAACAATTGTTTAACGAGTTTAAAGACGTTACTAAAAAAGATCAAAGTAAGAAGAAAGAGACATATACACACCGTATCGCTTATCTTACCGCTTTAAAAGAAGATATGATACAAGTACCGAAGAACTTTAATAATATCTCTATCTCACCAGATCAACTACAGAACTTGATTGATGACTGGTCCGCTCCTAATCCGAGAGACGCAACATACATCAGAGGTTTCGGTATGACTTACGCTGAGAAAAAAGCACAAGAAGAACTAGAGTTTTTTATTTATGAAAATGGCGAAAAAAAAGAAGTTAGAAAATCTAAACAAGACGCATAATCAATACATAAGATCGTTAGGTATTATGATTGATATTGATAGTGGTGAGATTCTACAACAGAGACATGGCACACCGATGCCAAGTTATAAGTGTAGACCATCGCCACCAACGAGTGATAGAATTTCTGGTGACACTTACAAAAGACAATACACGAGCACTATACCAGAAGGCAAAACAATTAGTGTTGCGTATAACAAAGGTCCTTACATGATAGTTGATGCTAAAGACTTTAAAACAATGGGAAAAAAAGTATGAACAAATATATGATGATAATTGCACTAGTATTATTTACTACAAGTGCGACTGCGAATGAGACAATAGATACCAAAGTAAAAAACTTTGTTGCTAATGAATGGGTTGAGATAAAAGAATATCAAACAACACAATGGCAATCAGGTAACGAACAAGTAAAAGGTACTTGGACTAAAATCAAAAACTTTATGTGGAAAGTTGGTAATAATGTTACACAAGATTAGTGATTTCTGTTTAAAGATTGATGGTATCAAAAAAACAAGTGATAGACTATACAATCTTAAATACAATAATCCTAAGACGCCTGAGCGTGACGCTGAGGTTGGTGAGTTGATTTCTGATATACAATCAACTTGTTTATTAATTGCTAAAGATACAAAACCATATGACAGATAAAAATATACAAATACAAAATCTTCTAATACAGAAAAAGAATTTAGAAGAATCATTAGAATGGAAACATAGCAAATTCCACGAAGATGAATTATTTGAAATTGAAGATACATTAAAAAAGTTAGGACATGATGAGAATAATTCTGCTATTATTGGTTAGTTTATTAGTAACTAATTGTCAAGCGACTAGATCAAATGTAGGCGCAACGTTAGGTGCGACAACTACTACTGGCGCTTGTGTATCAATGGGAATCAATGATCCATATGCGATTGCGGCTTGTGCAGTAACTGGCGCATTTGTTGGCGCAGAGGTTATGTATAATTCAGATTATGATGTACACAATGCTACGTTTGTAGATCATTTAAACCACGGACATAGTACAAGTAGTTACACGAACTGGTTTAATCAAAAGACTGGTAATAGTGGTATCATACATACGACAAGATCATATAACAAGGGTCCTATCAAATGTAAAGATTACAGTGCGACTGTTGATATATCTAACAGATGGCCTCTTGTAGGTGTTGGTGGTGTCAATAGAAATACAATTTTTGGAATAACCTGTCAAATGCCAGATGGCCGATGGGTAGAATGGAAAGGAAATTAATATGCCCCCTTATGACCCTAGAGCTTTTTTAAAGTTAATGTTTTATAGTATTGGATTTTTACTAATATGTACATATCTATTTGCCAATGAGAATGGTGATTTGTCAGGTTCAACATATCCAACAGAAAATGTTAAAGTAATAGAAGTATTAGATAAGATAGAACAAATAGAAAAAGATGGTGAAAAAGTTTATTGGAACAAGATTACAACAGTGAAGCCAAAGAATGCGGCTGATCAATACTGTTATGTAAAAGTTATTATCAAAGAGAGTGATAATCAACTTATCAAGGAAGAAATTTTGGAGTGTGCAGATGGTAGAAAACGAGTCGATGGACCAACTTATTGGGAACTATTCGCTGAGTTTTACTATACTGATATGGCACAACCAGAATACTGCCGAAGATATAGTCGGAACAAACATGCCTTTAAAACACCAGGAAAAGTATGTTTAAAAATAAATGGTGAATGGGAGATAAGATGATAAAAAATATAATCATAATCTCATTAGTTATAGTTGTTGTGACAGGTATGACAGGGGCTGAGTTTTTAGATCATATAGCTTTAGCACTTGACAAAGCGCAAGAACTAGTATATAATGTAAAAAGTGAGGTTAAATAATATGAACAAATATGTGAAAATAATGGGTGTAATGACCCTATCTTTGTTGTTGACCAATTGTGCGTCTCAATATAAGATTAAGACAGAGAAGTCTAAAACATTAAATGAAGTACCGAAGTGGTACGTTAATGACTTTTCTGATAAGAAAGCGTGTGACACGCCTACGTTTGGTAAGAACAAAGACAAAATGTGTATCTTTGGTGTTGGTACTGCGGTATCTCCAGACTTACAACTTGCGATAGAGAAGGGCATGATGGTTGCGAAAGCAGAAATGGCTGACATTATCAAAGGTGAAATGAATAAGTCTTCAAAAATATTCATTACTGAACTTGGCAAACAACATAACAAGACTACTGTGTCAGAAGTTGAGTCTACAATTGTGAACTTAATTACGAAGACACCAGTAAGAGGTTATGAAATCTTTGCTAAAGATATAACTATGACTAAAAATGGTTATTACAGAGTGTGGATTGGGTTAAGATTACCAATGGGTGATTATAACAAGATGTACAACTTCACAATCTCAGAGGCTGTTGATGCTTACAATGTAAAATCAAAAGCTCAGATTGCGTTTCAAAAGTTAGAGGAAACATCAAATGAAGATAGTAATATACAGTAAAAATAACTGTCAGTTCTGTACCAAGGCGAAGCAACTTGTTAGTAAGCTTGGCCTTGAATACGAAGAAAAGTCTTTAGAGAAAGACTTTGGTTCTGATCCTGTTAAACTAATAGAAGATATTGGTAAACAGGTGAGAACAATGCCACAAGTTAAGATTGACGATAAGTTAGTTGGTGGTTACAATCAATTAATAGAATACTTGGCTGATAAAGGTCTAGTAAATTTTAAGGGTGAGAAGATTGTCTAAAGATAACATTATATTGTTTCCACAAAATAAGATCGTGGAGAGATCAACTGCTGGTAAAAAAACACCTAGTAAGAAAGATCAAAAGTTTTTAGACGAACTTGCTAAACAACAAACCAAAGAGTTTGTAGAGACAAGTGTTGACGATATGAGTATGAATCTATTGAAAAGTTTTTATAATATGGGTATCAAAACAGAACGAGGTGAGTTTACAAAAGACTTGGCTATGTTAGTTGATACAATGAGAGGTTTGATATACAGAGACTTTAATATGAAACACCCATCACAAGTATTAGCAGAGAAGATGGTAGAACTAAAGATATTAAAGAATGGCACTCAAAGTGCGAGAATAAACTACGACATATTCCATAAAGGTGTTAAGACAGTACCTTTAAATCCAGAGATTAGAGAAGAATTAAAAGATGGCCCAGATTGGTTGGCGCCAGATGATGAGGACACAGACAAATGAATTCGCTAAGAATCGCCTTCGCAGGTTGTAAAATAGTTTTATTAACAACTGAAAATATATAGGAGTATATTAATATGTTAAATACATTAAAAAACTTGTTTGGTAAAGACGAGCTAGTAAAAGTAAAAACAGTAAAAAGAACTGTTGCTGAGACTAGAGGTAGAAAATCTTTATCTAAAAAACAAAAACTACTTAACTTACTATCAAAAGGTGGTAATGTTGCTTGGTCTTCAATTCAAAAGAACTTTGAATTAGAGTCACCAAGATCAATGATCGACACGCTTAGAGCTGAAGGTCACATGATCTATGGTAACAGAGTTGGTGGTAAGAAATACTACAGAATGGGAACTCCAACAAGAGCTATCATCGCTGCTGGTATCAAAGCGTTATACGGAACTCCGTTCAAGTATGACAACCACACTGTTTCTGTAAAGAAAGCAGACCTAATCGCACTTGATGCGTAATTAGAAAGCTAGATGGGGCGCTTCGGCGCCCTTTCTTATTATGGACTTACAACACGGATTATTATTTTTATTTTTAAGTGTTAGTTTTACACTAACATGTTTAAGTATTGGTTTCTATTTTTATACACTAAATGAGAAAAGAATTAAAGAAGATAGAGAAAGAGAAGAAGAAAAAATTGAAGGGTTATGATAGATAAATTAATTATAGATCAAATTGAACAACAGACAACAGATAATAATGTTGCTGTTTTATTATCAGGTGGTGTTGATAGTTTATCAGTTGCATTCGCTGCTCATAGAATGGGTAAGAAGATAACTGCATATACGTTTCATCTACAAGATCAGCCATCATATGACGCTACAAAGGCCGCTGAAGTGGCTAAACTTATGGGTTGGGGTATTCATGTTATAGAAGTACCTACACACAATTTACAAAACGATTTTCAAAGATTAGTAAAAGAAGTAAGATGTAAAAAGAAAACACATTTTGAATGTTGTTTTCCATTTCTATATGTGTACCCAGAGATTGAGGAAGAAGTTGTATTAAGTGGTTGGGCTGCTGATGGTTACTATGGTATATCTAAAAAGGCTATGATACATTATGGTCCAGGTAAATCAAAAGAAAAGTTTGATGAATTTAGAGATAACTATTTTGACATAAACAATCAAGCAGGTTATCTATGGCATGAATTGATTGCCAGAAACAATAAGAAGCAATTGATTACACCATATCTATCTCTTCCTGTCAAGGACTTTTTCTATAACATGACATGGGAAGAAGTAAACAAACCATTTCAAAAACATCATGTGGTTACAGCATTTAAAGAATTTAAAAAGTTTACGTTTAAGAAACATATCAATCTACAATTAGGTGCTGGTGTAGATAAGTTATTTGAAACTCTATTAGAAGATAAGTTTATTAATTTTAAATTTAGAAAACGAATTATGGACGTATGTAGAGATTGGTCTAAAATGTCAGACACGATAGGAACTTTAAACTAATGGCTACTGCATACATATCAGAACCAGTAAAAGAACTAGGTGGATTATTTAAATTTGGTATCTGTTACGGTAGAGATAGTACACACGAAAGATTTTATAGTATGTGGAGTAAACATGATTATCCATTATTAAAAGTTAGAAAAGAAATTGTTGTTAGTAATGACTATGTTCCACAATTAAGAAATTGGGAAAAATATATGAAAGGCTTGTATATACAAGAAAAAAATGTAATTTATAGAAAAAAACATATCTATACAATTGTTGGTGAAAGAACTTATGACTTTATAGGTGAAAAAGATGGCGCAGCAAATGGTGGTACAGAGTTTTTTTTATTAAATATGAATCAAGTAATGCAAATTGAAGAATCTTTAGAACAACTACATATGGAGCTGACACAATGATTATAATAGACTTAAACCAAGTGATGATTTCAAACCTGATGGCGCAGAGTAAAGGCGATATATCAGAGTTACCAGATAAGGCCGCAGTAAGGCATTCTATCTTAAATACAATAAGAGCATTCAATATGAAATTTAAAGATGAGTTTGGTACATTGGTATGTGCTGCTGATGCTGCTGATCCATGGCGTAGAGATATATTTCCAAACTACAAACATCAAAGAAGAAAAGGTCGTGTTGAAAGTAAGATTGATTGGAAAGGTGTCTTTGGTATTATGAGTGAGATAAGAGAAGAACTTACAAAGAATATGCCATACAAAATATTACACGTTGAGAAGTGTGAAGCAGATGATATCATCGCCACACTAGTCGCTATGAGAGAAGAAGACAAGTATTTAATCGTATCTGGTGACAAAGACTTTGTTCAACTACAACATTATGGAGACGTATATCAATATAGTCCAATGTTAAAAAGTTTTATGGGCGAGAGTGCTGATCCAATTGTATTTTTAAGAGAACAGATTATCAAAGGTGATAGATCAGATGGTGTTCCTAATATATTAAGTGATGATGATATATTTTTAAGGGACGAAAGACAGAAACCTATAAACAAAAAAAGATTGGAAGAGTGGGCTAATACAGATAACATACCTCTTGGCAGTGAAACAAGAAAGAACTTTGAACGTAATAAGAAATTAATAGATTTATCTATGATACCAGAAGACATTAAAACAAGTATTATAAATAACTACAAGAACTATAAAGATAATAACAGATCGCTACTGTTACAATACTTTATAGATAATAAGCTAAAAGCATTGATTGAAAACATTAATGATTTTTGATAACATATATATGGAGAAAACAAATGGCTGAAGAACGAGCAAGAAACCCTAACTTAATATCACCGGCGTCTATGACAGCAATGGCATCTACTGCAGGTTCTGGTAAACAGTTAATGAGTGAAATCTTTACCAAAGTTAATAATGCTAAAGTAAAGGCAGACAAGATCGCTGTGTTAAAACAAAACGATACACCAGCAATGAGAATGATCTTAAAAGGTGCCTTTGATCCAAAGATAGAATGGGACTTACCTCCTGGAATACCACCGTTTATAAAAAACGAAGTGCCAGAAGGAACTCAACATACTTGGTTAGAGAACGAAAGCAGAAGATTATATAACTTTGTAAAAGGTGGTAATAACAACCTTAACAAAATAAAAAAAGAAACACTATTCATACAAATATTAGAAGGTCTGCATTATAAAGAAGCAGAG